GGGCAAGTTTTTACAGTTCTTAAAAACGGTAAGAATTTTTTTAACTCCGGATTAAACATTTGATGAGGTATATTTTTAAAGTAAGTAGGTAAATTATAGGGCATTTTCTTAATACAATTCTTTATGTGGTCTTCTTCAAAAGAAGAATTGTATAATACCTTTAATTTATTTCCAAAAAACATATATATTTGTATCTTTCATTCTCTATAAAACTGATATATAAGCTATTATATGCTACAGAAATTAAATTTCAAGCCTGGTTTTAATAAGCAAGACACAGAATCTGGTGCCGAGGGGCAATGGACAGATGGAGATTTTGTTAGATTCAGATATGGATTACCTGAAAAGATAGGTGGTTGGAGTCAAATTACAGCTGCATCACTAACTTTACCAGGGGCAGCTAGAAGACAACACGCTTTTACTTCTTTTGCGGGTGAAAAATATACAGCTGTTGGAACTTCTCAAGGTTTATTTCTTTATTATGGTAATGATTTTTTTGATATTACACCTTTAGATACAGCTATTACAGGATGTACTATAACAACTGTTAATGGTTCAAATGTTGTAACTATAAATAAAGGGTCTCACGGTTTAGCTAAAGGAAGATATATAACTTTATCTGGTGTAACGGTTACAGGTGCATCTGATTTTACAGCAGCAGAATTAGAAAAAGTTTATGAAATACAAACAACTCCGGATGTAGACAAGCTTACTATATTAGCTTCTAGAAATGAAGGAGGTTCAGGTATGACAGCAGCTGGTGCTGCAACTGTTAATCCTTATATTGAAGTAGGACCAACGTTTCAAACTGTAGGTTATGGTTGGGGTACGGACTTATGGGGATCTAGCACATGGGGAACTGAAAGTGCAACTAGTAATGTGATTCTGGATCCAGGCAACTGGAGCCTAGATAACTTTGGTGAAGTATTGGTTGCAACTATATTTAATGGTAAAACTTTTACTTGGAATGCTGGAGCAACAGGGCCTAGAGCTGTAAGAGCTTCACAATCTACAAGCAATTTTCAAACAACAAACAATCCAACATCCACTAGAATTTCTATTGTGTCTGACAGAGATAGACATTTATTTCACATGGGAACAGAAACAACTATAGGTGATCCTTCAACACAAGACCCTATGTTTGTAAGATTTTCTAATCAAGAAGATTTAAATGTATATGCACCTACAGCAACTAATACTGCAGGGACTTTTAGATTAGATAGTGGAAATGAAATTAGAGCAGCCATCCAAGGTAAAGATTATATCTTTGTATCAACAGATGTTGCAGCTTATGTAATTCAATTTGTTGGTCCCCCTTTTACTTTTTCTGTTAGACAAGTTGGTACTAACTGTGGATGTATTGGTCAACACGCTATGTCTTATGCAAACGGTGCTGTCTGGTGGATGTCAGCTGAAGGTGGTTTTTTTGTTTATGATGGTACAGTTAAATCATTACCATCACTTGTAGAAGATTTTGTATTTAGTACAGATGGAGATAACTTAGGAATTAATTTAGATTCAAGGGATGTTATCTATTCTTCACCTAATACTTTATACACAGAAATAAATTGGTTCTATCCAAAAGATGGATCTACTCAAGTTGATAGATGTGTAACGTATAATTATTCAGAAAATGTTTGGACCACTTCGTCGTTAAATAGAACTACTTATCAAGATCAAGGGGTATTTAATGCTCCTTACGCAACAGAATATAATAAAACTGGCACACCTGTATTTCCAGAGATATTAGGTATTACAAATTTATATGGAGCTAGTATTTATTATGCTCATGAAGTAGGAACTGATCAAGTCAACAGTACAGGCACAACTTCTATAGATGCTTTTATTAGATCTGGAGATTGGGATATTACTTCACGTAAGAGCGCCTTGGGTCAGGCAACAGGGGTTGCAGATTATAGAGGTGATGGAGAATTCTTTATGTCAGTCAAACGATTTATACCTGATTTTAAATATCAAACAGGTAATGCTCAAGTAACTTTATTTGTAAGTAGCTATCCAGATGATGTAGCTGTTAGCTCACCACTTGGACCCTTTACAATAACATCTACTACTGATAAGGTAGACACCAGAGCTAGAGGCAGATTAGTTTCTGTACAGATAGCCAACACAGCAGTAGGTGAGTCATGGAGATATGGCACACTTAGATTAGATGCACAACCAGATGGTAGAAGATAATGGCAGTATATTTTGATGAAAATGGAAATTTAGTAGACACGGAGATAAATGAAAGCTCTAATGTTTTCATGGAAGATCCTACTGAAAATTTTTATCAACCAAGAATGGATATAAGTCCTACTCAAGATTATTATCAACCAAGAATGGATATAAGTCCTACTCAAGATTTTTATCAACCAAATAATCTTAGTCCTACTCAAGATTTTTATCCATTAGATAGAAATCCTACTCAAATGTTTTATCCACCAAGAGAGTTTGTTAACGCTCCTCAAGATTTTTATCCACCTGACTTAACTACGTTAAGAGGTTTGAACATGAATAAATTTCAAGGTGTAGGTGACATGAGTGTAATAGATGAGACAACTAATGATGAACAAGATCAAGATTATATAAATCAGGTTAACCAAAATAATGAAAGTGGTATTATGAAACTACTTAAATTTTTAACCCCTGGTAGTCTTCTAGGAAACCTTTTACCTAAACAAGATCCTAGAGCAACAGGTATAAACAATTTCTATCGTCCATATGAAGGATTAACAAATACTGGTTCTATAGCTTCAGGCATTATGAAAGGATACAATCCTGTATCCGGTGGTTTTTTAAATATGATTTCACGAGGTAAGTTTGGTAACCCAACTAACTATGGTTTAGCCGGGGCTATGCAAAGAAGAATTGAAAATATATCAGGAAGAAAAGCACCACAAACAGATGCAAGTAGAGCAAAAATATCAGAGTTAAGAAACCTACAACTAGCAGAAATGCAAGATAGATCTGATAGAGGAGAAAGTATGGGATCAATTGGTAGATCTACATTTAGTGGACCAGGTATGGCATTTGCAAAACAACCTGGTGGTAGCGTAAATGCAGGTACACCTGAAGAAAGAAACTATGGTGGTAGGTAATGGCCAAGATTACTAACTACATACCTGAACCAAAAGAAGAATATGATGTAGATAATCAAAGACAGATTATGGAGTCTTTAAATACAATGAAGCAACAACTTAATTTTTCTTTTCAACAAGACTTAAAAAACGAACAAGACATTTTTAATTATTTTTTATCATGAGCATACAATATAAAAACGCATCTAAGATATTAGATGGAACAGCTATGACAACTGTTTTGACTATATCTACGTCTGCAGTTGCTATTGTAAAATCTGTATATGTATCTAATAACAGCACAGGTGCTGTATTAGTTAATTGTGATTTAAGAGATTCATCTGCTAGCACGGATGTAGAATTTTTTAGAAAGGACATACCTGCTACAAGTACAGTTAACGCTACAGAACAGGGGTTGAATTTAGAAGCAGGGGATGCTATAAAAGCGCAAGCAGAAACAGCTAACAAACTTGAAGTAGTAGTTAGTTATGCGCTTATAAACAGAGAGAATGAAAACGGATAACATACATAAGATCGATTGTACAACTATAACAATTTATAGAAATACAAAGACAGGTGAAACTTCTAAAGAAAAAATGGAAGGACCAGATATTGTTACTGATGTAACAGTGCAGGTATCACCAAAAGGTTTAGATGTATTCCAGAAAGTAATGAACAATGATAATAAGAAACCAAAACCCTAAGGGTGGAACAGAATTACAATTCAACTATTTAGAAGAATANGTTGATAAAAAATTATTAGATCAAGTACAGATTACAACTTCTGTACCGGAAAAAATTCCGTTACATCCAAATAAAATAAATATACTTTGGCAAAAAAATTCATACGATCAACCTAATTTAGCTCCTTGGTTTGAAGATAAATCTAATCATCACAAGTATGATTGGTATGTATTTAATTCTCATTGGACTTTTGAAAAATTTAGAATGATGTTTGGTTTGCCTGCAGAAAAATGTTTGGTAATTAAAAATGGTGTAGATAAAATACA